GCTGCTTTTTTAATACCATGAACTTTGACAATGTCACTAAAGTCTTTTTCAAGTGGTATATAACAAAATGGTAAGTTGTAAGTTTCAAAATAATATTTCATACTTGTAACACCTGCAGCATCACTGTCCATATAAGTAACAACAGCTTCATAATTACTTTTCATGGATTCAATTAATTCTGGAGACAACTTTGTATTCTCACTATCTGGTGCTATAACGTCAACGTCAAGACCTGGGATACTTCTAATTGTCATGCAATCTTTTAGAGAAGATGTTATAACTAAAAATCGTTTACCTTGCAGTTGATCTACACCTTGCGTGTAATCCATCAACTTCAAAAACTTTTTGGCTCCATTTTTTGGTTGGTAAATCTTGTACATCTCATTGTACTTTGTAGTGTATAAATAAGTGTACTTTTTTTGTACATGAAACTCTTCATCAGTAATCATGTCACCAATTTGCTTTGACATAGTATAACTACGCAAAGGAATTACATTGTACTCATCTAATAATTTACTACCAATATTAAACTGCAACCAGAAATCTGCATCGTCTTTAGTCCAACTTCTAATAAAATAATCTGAAACAATCCATTTGGTTTCTACAAACTGTTTTTTCTCAGACACTTTACCTGTTTTTAAAAAAGACTGATAATCATCCAAGATTTTATAGACTGCAGATCCATAATCTATATTCCACAATTTTGCCATTAAATCAACTGCATTGCCAGATTTGCCTGTTGAAAAACACTTATACCGATACTGACCAATTGCTTTTACATAATAAAGATACATTGAAGGATCTCTGTCATGTGGATTAAATAAACTATTCATCCGTACATTTTGACCTGATAACTTTTCATTAAGGTTTAAGTAGTTTTCAAATATCCAATCAGATGGTACATCTTCTATTGATGCGACAAAATTATTTAAACTAAACATAATTACTATTTTACATTAAAATGAAAAGGGTAGACATTACATCTACCCTTATCTTAAAAATAAAACATTTTAATTATGGTAGTTGCAAGTCATTTACGTTGTCATCAAAGACTGGAGCACTTGTAGCTGGTGTGTTAAAAATATCTTGAGCTGCTGGAGCTGCAGAAAATTCACTTACTGTTTCAGAAGTGTCTTCAGCAACCTTTTTCTCGTAGATATGAACAGCTTCGTTAAATGGCATAAAGTTTGGATCTTCTGCAGTTAACGCGTAAGCATATTTACCCTCAGTTCTTTTTGGTAAAAATAAAGAATAGTTTGCATAGTCTGAACCATCTTTATAATATTTTTGACCACCTATTGTAAAATACAACCAGAAGTCTGCTTTACAAATAAAGTTTTTGATTGCAGCAACCAAGTCTTCAATTGTATCACACTGAATATTAAGTCCTTGAAACTTTTCTAACAACCCAAGTTGTTTTAAGAAACTACCTAAGAAATTTTGAATTGACTCATCTCTTGATATATTTTTACCTTTGTAAACCCAGTCTTTAAATCCAAATTGACCACTTCTAACAGAAGCAATCTGTCCTTTGTAATTTCCTTTAGAAGGATCTAATCTATTAATTTGGATACCTTCAAATCCATCACCAATTTCTTCACCTTCTAATACAAAAATCAAATTGTATTGATCTCTATCATAAGGAGGTCTTTCCAATTTTAAATCAATAATTCTACATTTATGTGTACCTGGTAATAAAATTTTAGATACATAATTTCCTTCTGATGGATTGTAATCGTTTAAACTAAATGTTCCCATTTTTTCTAATTTTTAATTTTTTAATAATACTTTTTAATTAATCAATAAATACTTTATCCCAGTGTGTGATAATACTACCATCTTCAAGAGTTTCAGAAATAACAATTTCTTGATTTCTTAAATGTTCTGGTCTTGCACCACATGAAATATCATCTTGTGTTTTAAAACTCAAGATATTTTTGTCTCCTTTACGCACTAAATATCCAATTGCGTCTGATTTAGATGTTGTAATGTCTTTTAGTTTACCTGTTAGATTAAGATCCAACGAACTAAAATCATTACCATTTTTTGTTAATAAGGTATCTTTTACGTGACCACAAAAAATAACATTAGGAGCAAGATTTTTAATTCTTGTTGTCATATCATTAAATGCTTGACGTAACCATGGATAACCTGCACCATTTGCAAGATTCAAAATGTTACCATACTTTGCTTTACCAGTCGTTTTCCAATTAGAACCCATTGGTGATAAGGAATACAAATGTTCTGCGTATGGTAAACACATTTCTTCTAACGCTGTAATAGTATCCAAAGCGATATACTTATATGGCTTACCTGCTTTAATAATTGCAGTTTCAATGTCCATAAGTTCTTTAATATTATTTGCTTTGATTTTCATTGCATCAACATAATCGGAACCACTTTCTAAATCTATAAGTAGACAATTAGGTAATTGTGACAACAAGGTTGTCTTACCTGTTTTTGGTTTACTAAATATGATTAAGTTTTTTGGACTCTTTACTACTGATTTAATTGTAGCAGTTGGTAATTCTATACCTTTTACTTCTGTTGCCATTTTTTACCGTCTTTTATTAAATTGTTCAACCACGTTTTGTTTGACATTGGAACATTCTGTACAATACAGTAAATATCTCTAATTGTCATTTGAGCATAATGATTATCGTCTTTTTCGACATAATTGTCTTCAAAAATGTCTGTATCAATTTCACCATACTTAGGAAGCGTAAGTTCTGGTTCTTCTGATGTTTTTGTTTGAGGTTCTGGTACACTGAACTTAATACTTGTTCTATTTACCACTTCGAGTGAAGACAACTTAAAAGCGTAAGATGGATAAGGAAGCGTTGTACCATCTTTCTTTTTTGTTATCTCTCTATAATCTGCTGGATTATCTCTCCAATCAGGATTGTTTTTAAATCTGTAAAGCACACGTTCTCCTTCATGGTATGGTTTATCAAACCAGTCGAAGAGTTCTACATATACATCTTGGTTCTTAGAAATCTGTTCTGCATAGAATCTAATTGTTTCTACAGGTAATGCGCCAAACTCATTACCTTGATAACATAATTTTGCAAAAAACATAGGGTTTTCAACACCCATTTCTTCAAACAAAGGTTCCCAAAAAGGTCTGAACTCTTCGGTGAGTTCATTAATGTGTTTTTTCTTTGTTGTTGTTGACATACTAATTACATTTCATTTTTACATTTAACTTGAACTACTACTAATTATTCGAGTCGATGGTGTTGGTGCTTCCACAATAGTCATTTTAGCATATTCTGCTCTATACCATTGTATACCAACATCACCAAATCGATTCTTCAAAATATGCATTGCCAACAGGAACTTATCATCTATGATATACTTATTTGGTCCATAAAGTCCTAAATTATACTTTGCTGGTCTGTTAAAAGCAATCATAACATCTGCACATTGAAGTAAAAAATCACTACCATAAACATCAGACTCAGTGGGATAGTGTCCTTCACCTCTCCCTGTCGGTTTCTGACGTTCTGGATCGTCAATTTCTCTATTCAATTGCGTTAGTATAATGAAAGTTACTGGTAACATATTTTTCATTTCTGTCATCATGATAGCAAGATTTTGCAAGGTTGCTTGCTTATTATTCTCGCTACCAGATTGTTTTACTAAAAGAGTATGGTCTAAAGTAATAACAAAAGGTTTTTTCATTGTATTGTAGAAACTAAAAATAGCACTACGCATTTCATTTACAGTCAATGCTTTGTCAATGATATACTCTTTTCTTGTATTTTGTTTACTTGCATATTCTTTCAGTTTATTAAAATCTGCACTTGTCAATGGTGGCATACCATCATCTTGTGCAGACTGTAAATATCTGATGTTTAATCCACTGGTTGCTGATAACTCACGCAACGCCATGTTTCTACCAAGCATTTCAAATTGAAAATGTAATACAGCAAAATCTTGTTCTGGATTTAGACGCTGTAATTCTCGTGTCAAAGATGCTGCAATAAGAGTTTTACCAACTCCTGGTCTTGCAGCAATAACATATAGTGATTGCCACTCAATACCGTTTAATCCAATTTTATTGAATTGTTTCCATTGAGTTTTTAAAGATTTAATATTTCCACTCGCTCTTGAGTGAATATATTTTATACCTTCATTCATCACTTCACCATACTGTTTCCATTCTATTTTTTTTGGTTCATCAACCATGGAAGTAAATGTATAAAGTTTAAATTAGACTACAAAAATACTAAACTTTTAAAAGTTAAACAAATAATTACCACACTATTTTTGGTTTATTTGTCAACTTTAATGCGTCATTTACTTGATTAAAAATGTTGTTACTATTCCATTCAGCAGACTTTTGATATGCTGCTGATGCTGGATGTGAACACTTTAGTATTTGTGTGTTATTGAGTATGTTATCAATCAGATCTTCGTTCTGTTGTGCTTGTTTACCCATAAGAACCCAAATGTATTCTCTATCATTTGCATTAAGCATGTCAATCAAGTACTTATTAAACGGATCCCATATAGGAATATGTTTGCCAATCTTACCAATTTCTGTAGTAAGAGATGTGTTTAACATAAGGATACCTTGTTTTGACCATCGTGATAAATCTGGATCAAATGTTGCTACATCTTTTTCATTATTGTAAACAATTTTGTTTACTTCTTTAAATATGTAACGCAATGATGCCTCTGGTTTTTTGGTATTACCACATGAAAAGGCAATACCATCAGCAACACCTAATTGAGGATATGGATCTTGTCCTACCATAATTACATTGGTTGTATCATAAGGACATTCCATAAATGCTCTAAACACTTGTTTTAATGGTGGAGTAAATCTCTGACCATTATCTACACAGTTTTCAAGAACCTTGATTATATGAACAAAGTCTTCCGACAATAGAAAACCTTTTAAAACATTATGCCATCCAGATGGCTTAAGCATCTCATACATTTTTGATGCATATTCTTGTGGTGTTAATTTATTTGGTATATTTGACATTTATTATATATATTTGTGCGTTAATTAATTAATTATAAAACCATGGCAAAGCAAACTAAAAAACCTTCTGGAAAACCTGCGGAAGATCTTGTTGAAATTATTGATGAAAAAGCAATTGTAAACATTAAAATGAGTACATCATTTTTTCAAAGATTGCAAGAACTTTATTTATCAATGTTAAAAGGTAAATCTAATGAAGAAATTCAAGCATTTCTTGAAAAAGTAAAATCTCAAACAATTTCTGAAGAAAATGATTTTCATCTTGAAACAATGTTAATTCTGTTATCTGAATTTCAGAAAAATGCTAAAGCAGAAGGACAAACAAACTTTATTAGTCAAGCAGATCTTAAGAAAAAGATTCAAGAAGAACAAGATAAAGCTGCAGAAGTAAAAGAAGAAAAGTAATACTATTTACTATTAATAATCAAAAGTAAAATCCAACAGTGTTACCAATTTCTATACAGATTTGAATAGCATCTGATAATTCAGTTTTACTACATTCAGCAAAACTCTTATACTCTTTAGAAGCAGGATCATAAAGTCCTGCTTTTTCTTTTACAGCATCTTTCATTTCTTCAAATGTGTGACCTGTAAATCTTGCCAAATCTCTAATAGACGCGTGCACTTTTGCTAATTGTCCAATGGTTTTATCATCTTCATCTGATAGTTTAGTGATATACAATTCTATCATTTCACCATCTGCAAGATCATTTTTAAACTGATTGTACAATGTAGCATCTGCAATTGTCAATGGCTTTAATTCACCATTGTGCTTTCCAAATTTAACGGTTATGTTCTGCATCTCTCCAAGTTATTTTTGATTGATCTAAATCACTAAGCGCACTGATAGTCCATTCTGTATCAACAGTATCTTTATATGCAAGAATGTGTATAACAGACTGCTGATCCGGATTAAGTCTAAGTAACCTACCAATACGTTGATTACTTTTACGTTCATTACTATATGAATGCATGATAACTCCATACTTTAAATTTGGAATATTTACACCTTCATTTAATTGTTGAACACATGATAAACAGTTAAATAATCCTTGTTTAAATGCTTCCAAGTTATCCTCGCTATTAACATTCTTACTATGATAACTGTTCTCACAAACTCTATCAGCTTGATCAGTGTTATTACAGAAAACTATACACTTATCATCAACATGTTTAAGTAATTCTTTTGCATATTTTTCTTTAGTAGGATATTGCATTAATCCTTGCATACGCAATATGCGTAATTTTTGTTTTGAACCAATAGAAAATTCTTTATCTATGGCATTTGTCCAATAGTTGTAATGATCACGCTCAGAAGTCATAAAAAATCCACCATTTTTCTTGGTGACTTTGTATGTTTTTTGGGTAGATAATGGTAATAAATGTACAACAATACGATAATCATTAAGTATGTTATCATCAATTGCATCGTCTGTTATGTATGAATACACAATTGGACAATATCTATCAACCATTATTCCTTTTTCTGAAGTAGCGTGACGCGGAGGTGTTCCTGACAATCCTAATATTTTACCGTGGTAAAAAAGAAGATATGTTTCATGAGTATACAATAAGTTATGACACTCATCTAAGTAAATACAATCATACTCAACATTTTGTTTTGTCAAGGATAAATATGTAGTAAACTTAATATGAGGTAATAAATGTTCTAAGCCAAACTTTACTGCATCATCTTTCCATGAAGTAAATATAGAAAGTTTTGGTGCAACCACTAAAAATTTAGTTGCACCATGATTATTATACTGATCATCCATGTGTCGAAGACCTATATAAGTCTTACCAACACCCATTGAAACACCTAACGTACAACGATGAACTCCTTCCGTAGCAAATAATGCTTCGCTTTGGATTTGTTCACGGTTATTTTGTTTCATCTACTTTCTTCTTTCTGTAAGTTCTGTGTTTAGGGAATTCTAATTTTGTTTTTTCTACAACTTCTTTTGCAACAGGTTTGTAGTCTTCTTTGTCAACCCAATAAATATTTAACAAGTTTTTGTTAAAAAATCTTGTCACAAAAGTAGGTTTACTTTGCGACCACAATACTAATCCAGCTCCTTTTTGAGCTTCTTCTCTATTGGCAGCGCCAATAATAAAATAACCAACGAATTTTTTGTTATCCATTTTCTAATCTGTTAAGTGAAAAATTTAATTCTTTTGCTTCTTTTGGATGTAATTCAATCCAAGTATGACATGATCTACATACTGATAACCATGTTGTTTTGTCAAGATAATATAGTCCTCTACCTTTTTTATGGTGTACATCTGTACTTTGAAGACTGCAACCTTGCAACCTTGCTTGACATCCAGGATGTAAAGATAAGAAATCTTTTCTCATGATAGAATATAATTTATCAAGAGAATCCTGTTTATCTGCTTTAGGTTTTATAGGTTTTGGTGCTTTTTTTGGAAGTGGGGTAGAATATTCTTTTGACCAGCATTGTTTGCAATACTTGTTTCCATCATGATTTTTCCATATAAACTGTTCTGTTTCACAACAATCACAAATTTTCTTTTTTGGTTGTATCATAATAATTTAACTGCTAATAATTTACTTGATTCAAACAGTATATTTAATGATTCATTTAATACTTTTAATTGATCATTATTCATAGTATCTTTTGCAAATTGAAATTTTTTATGAAATGTTTCTAATGTAAAACTATATTTATTGTAGTGCAGTAATGTGTAGACATCTTCAGAATAAACCGGAGTTGGTACAGGGTTACATTGATGAGCACCCATTTCGTAATTCATATCAGTAATGTAATTATTCTTAAACATTATGTTTTTACAATACGGAGGTGCATAAACGCCATGATCTAACTTTTCAATTGGTAAATTATCATCTGTAACATCCATCATTGTATAACCTTTTGTTGAAATTACATTGACATGTTCTGGTAAGGATTCTAAACCAAAATCAGTAATGTACAATAATTCATCAATATCACATACAATTATCCAATCTGCAGTTGAGTTTTTCCATATTGAATTTTTCCAATTTTTAAGAATTTCTTCAGTGTATACCGGAAACTCTCCAACATTACAACCAGCATCTTTACAAATTTGAATGCTATTGTCTGTTGAACCATTGTCATATACATTGATGACACAATCTTTAAATCTGTCTTGATAATGTTTCAAATAAAAAGGAAGCATTGCTTCCTCATTTTTCATTATACTGAATATTTCTACTTTCATTTTTTAAATATCATCAATGTTTGTTTGTAATATCCACACATTCCATCTGGATAAGATCTTGCATGTTCTGTTAAATCAGGTAAATATGTAAATCCTTTTTCTTCAAGAAGTTTTATTACATCAGGATTATTTTTGCAATTTACATGACCAATACCTGGTTGATCAACAATTGCCCATGAAAGAATTAGATAACTATCACAAAGTCTTGTTATATTGTCAATAAAAGCATCTTGATATTTTTTTGGAATATGTTCTCCTACTTCAAAAGACATTACAATTCCTTTTTCTGTTAAAGGTAATTCAAAAGCAAGATTGTGTGGTAAAATTTTAAAATAATGTTTTTTTGAAGGAGTTTCAGGTTCAATACCTATTACATTTTTTATACCTTTCAAGTACAATTGCTCTAAGTAAAAACCATCTCCACAACCAAAATCATATATGACTTTATCTTTATGTTCTGATAAAAATTCAATTAACCATTTGGCTAAATCATGACAATGTATGTGAGCATTTCCATCAGATGTAAATGCAGAAAACCAGTATCCTGTTTCATGAACTGATTTAGACACAAAGTCATCCCATATTTTTTGTGAAACTGGGTCCATTATTGTTCTAAGTTATCGTAGTCAATATAATCGTCATCATATAATTTTTCTTCAGGAAGAATTGTAGTTAAATCTTCTAATTCATCCTCGGTAAAATCTTCTTCATCCATCTCTTCAGTTTCTTCTGGACCAGAAGGTCCATGTTTTAAAACACTAAAAATAAACGGATCATTAAATTCTTCACCAAAATTATACGCAACCAGTCCTTTAAGCTCCTCATCGGTCATTCTTAAGTACTGTTCTATCGACATTTCGATACTTTTACCATTGGGCAATTGGTATATCATTGTAGCTGCATCTTTAAATAAAGTACTAAGCTACTAATTAATTTTCCAGTAAAAGTTTGAAATTGAGTATTCTGAGAAAATATTTTCCACTATAACGCTATGATTGCGTCATTTTTTTCCAGTAAAATTTTATAATTCTGCACTGTCTGCATATTTATTCAAAAAGTCATCAAAAGACATTGTAATAGTATTTGTAATATAAGTTTCAAATGCTGATGATATTCTAATCGTTTGATGAACAGTGTCTAAACTAATTAACATATTCACATCTTTATAAAGTTGAGTACCAATACCAAATCCTAATTCGTCATCCCATTTGTTTTTTGGAATCATTCTGCAAAAAAGCATTTTTGAAAGATAATCAGGATCATCCCATCTTAGTTGTCTGGAAAGTACATCACTAACAACACTAACTAACTCATTAGCAGTGTTGTGTGAGTATAAATAAACTCTACCATAAGGACCAACTATTTCTATTTGTCCAGTATTAAAATTTATTTCCATAATATATTAATTCCAAATTGAAACCAAAGTATTTTGACATAGATTGAATGGTCAAAGTAAGCAAGCGTAGGTTGTTTTTCAATAAACAAACCTACACCAAACTCACTACCATTCACTTTACAAATTCGTTGGGTTGTCATGATTTACTGTAGTAGAACCAAAACCTCCTTCACCTCGTTCAGTTTCTGACAACTCATCAACTTCTTCGAATGTAATTTGCGGGTAAGGTAAAATTATTAATTGAGCAACTTTGTCACCCATTTGGTATAAATTACCATCTTCTAAGAAACTAAATTTTAACATAATTTCTCCTCTGTATCCAGAATCAATAACGCCAACACTATTTCTTAAATGCATGTCGTATTTAGATATACTGCTTCTTGGAAATACTAATCCAACGTACCCTTCTGGAATTTCTACAGCTAATCCTGTATGAATTACAGCATTACCATAAGCATCTTTTTCAATACTAACTGCAGTAAGATCCATTCCAGCA